TCCTCTAATAACAATAATAACGCTTCATCCAGCACTTCTTCTAACAACAATAACCCAAGTAACGGCAATGATAGTCCTACTGGCATATCACCCGGGCAGTCTCAGGCACAGTTTGGAACAACTGATTTTGCTGGCATGACACCGGGTAGGGCTGACATGGCTTCTAGAGATCGCGCTGGTGGGACTAGTAATTATGGCGGCTACGAAGATGACGGCTTTAATGTAGATCAACCCGGCACTGGCACTGGAGTAATGACCGCGCAGAATTCATTTAACACTGCAAGAGGTATTACAGATAAAAATCCTTACGGTTATGAGGGCTTTTTCAGCAGAGTACTGGGCATTCATCCAAGTAAGGTAGACTATTCTGGTATAATGGGCTTAGATACGAGACAGAGTATTGCAAACAATCAATTCTCAAAGTTTGCTAATCCTACTAATACTAAAGGAAAATTTGGTTACAACCCTGCCTTTCCAGAAGCAAAACCCGGCTTTCTGAGGTCTGGTGTTCAAAAAGCAGGGTACAATACCGCTCTGGGGCCTGTTCAAGAATATGGTGTAAAGAGAAGTCCTATGGATATGTTAGCCATGGCGGTGCACCCATTCGGACTTATTGCAAATGTTTTAACTAATGACACATATGGTGTGGCAGGTATTCGCCCACCTGATGCTGCTCTTCCGGGTGAACCACAAAGTCTCTTTGGTCAGATTGCTAAAGGTGTTACGGATTCTATTAGCGGTGCTTATCAATCAGCCAAAGAGGTGGTTGGTGACTTAGTTGATAGAATGTCTCCAGAGCAGATTGAATCTGTTGCTAAAGCGACTCCAGAACAAAAAGCGCAGATACAAGCACAACTACAGGGTCCCCCAGAGCTTACTCAGATGGATACCACACAGGGCCTGAATCAGACAAACGTAGCGTTTGGGCTGGATTTTCCCGGGACAGAGTTCGATACAACTCCCGGCGGCGGTCGTTACTCAACTAACGTTGGAACTCCCGAAGAAGCTCGGAAAGCAGCATTAGATCTAGCGTTTCAAGGCTATAACACTGCTGCACCCCGAGCAGCACTTGAGACACAGCAAACGAGAGATGCTCGAAGCTTGGGTTTAGCAAGTCTTGGCTTGCCTGATGAGTTGAGCGGTGTGCCTATGTCTGGAAGTCAAGTTCAGACATTAGGATCTCTTGTGGACACAGAATTACCAGCAGGAGAGCCAATTGACACAAGGTCAGCACCGAGAAGCGGGTATGGTCTTACACCATCTGAACGAGCTTTTCAGGAGCTTCAAGAAAGTTTAAGTGGTGGTAGTGACGGCGGTTTTGATCCTTTCTCGCAGACTAAAAGTGAAGATAGCTCTGATGACACAGCACTTGTAGGCTATCAGCCTACTACTTCTGGGGGCTACTATGATTATGGAATACAAAGTCCTTATGACAACAGACTTATAATTCCTACTGAGGAGATTCTGAGTAACAAAAAATATTTTGCATAACAAGGGGTAGTAAAATATGGATGTATTATCTTTTATAAAAGATTATCAAAAGATATTGATTAATAGAATTGATGACGTTAGTCTTTCGATAACAAGCGGTGGAGTAACCGATTGGGAAGACTACAAGGCAAGAGTTGGTGAAATACAGGGTGTCACCTACGCTCTTGATGAATTGAAGGCCCTGCTAAAGAAAGTGAAGTACATCGATGACACTGATCGTACCTGAGTATGTTTTAGCGCAACAACAAGCTAAGAAACAGGCTGAGAAAGCCGCAAAAGAAAAATCCCTAAAAGACAGAATGCCACAACCCACAGGATGGAGAATCCTTGTCATGCCTTATATGGGCAAAGACAAGACTGATGGCGGTGTCTACGTTCCTGATGCTGTAAGAGAAAGAGAGTCACGAGCTACAGTTGTAGCTTATGTTGTAAGACTCGGACCGCTTGCTTATCAGGACACAGACAAATTTGGGGAGCACGGGCCTTGGTGTAAGGAGGGAGACTGGGTTTGTATCGGTAGATATGCTGGATCTCGCTTTAACATTGAAGGAGGAGAAGTCCGTGTCATTAACGATGACGAGGTCATCGCAACCATCGTTGATCCTGACGATGTTAAAAGCTATGGAGCATAGTAATGGCAGAAGCAGCAGAAAAGACTACAGATCTAGCCGCTGAACTTGATGAAGAACAAGGGAAAGAAATAGAGATTGCCGAGGAGGAATCTCAAGAAGCAGAGGTTGTTGAAGAAACTGAAGAGGACTCTGACTCCGAAAAAGACGAGAAGGAAGAAGAGCTTGATCAGTATTCCAAGAATGTTCAGAGCCGTATAAGCAAGATTACGCAGAAGTATAGAGACGAAGAAGCACAAAGGATTGCAGCGGTTGAGTTTGCTCAAAAGGTAAAAGAGCAAAACGACGAACTTAGAAACCGTCTGACCGCTCTTGACCAGTCTTATGTCGGTGAGTTCGGCACAAGGATCGAGTCTCAGATTGCTGCTGCAAAGGTTGCGTATCAGAAAGCATATGATGAGGGTGACGCTGACTCTATGTTTGAGGCTCAGAAGAACTTGAGCAAACTTGCACTGGAAGAAGCACAAGTGGAGAATGCCAAGAAGAGGCAGGAAAAACAAGCTGCTGCCCCGCCACCTGCACCACAACAACCTGCACCACAACAACAAAAGGCCAAACCTGACGCTAAAGCAGAAGCTTGGGCATCTAAGAATGACTGGTTTGGTCAAGATCAAACAATGACTTACGCTGCTTTCGGCATTCATAGGCAGTTAATCGAAGACGAAGGATTTGACCCAACGTCCGATGAGTACTATACTGAACTTGATCGTAGAGTCCGATCAGAGTTTCCACAGAAGTTTGGAAGCTCTAAGGACAAAGGACCCAGAGTCGCTTCTGCTGAGTCCACGGCTTCCAAGTCGTCTACAAAAAAGGGGCGCAGAACAGTCAAGTTAACCCCTTCGCAGATTCAGATAGCGAAGCGATTAAATGTTCCGCTCGAAGAATACGCTAAGTATGTTAAGGAGTAATGAAATGACTGATTCTACAAAAAGATCGCCTCGCGAAGCGGAAACTCGCGCAAAGACCCAACGCCGTAAGCCTTGGGCACCTCCATCTAAGCTGGAGGCTCCAGAACCACCCGCAGGGTACAAGCATCGTTGGATCCGTACTTCACTTCGTGGTGAAGATGATCAGATGAATGTGACTACCAAAATGCGTGAAGGGTGGGAACCTGTTCGTGCTGACGAATATCCTGAGATGGCTGGTAAATTTCCAACCATTGATACGGGTGCTAACGCAGGGACAATTGGAGTCGGCGGTTTAATGTTGGCTAGAATACCTGAAGAAACGGTTGAAGAAAGAACTGAATATTTCCGGGAACAGACCCGCACTCAAATGGATGCCGTGGATCAAAACTTAATGAGGGAACAACATCCTTCTATGCCTATCCATAGTGATAGGAAAAGTCGTGTATCGTTCGGAGGCCGTAAGGACGGCTCTGATTAACTCAATCAGCTATGTATAAGGAGTATTTATCATGGCAAATTCCAATGGAGCCTTTGGTCTACGACCATATGGTATGCTGGGTTCAGCGCCTAATTCCACTGGGACGACTGAGTATCGTATCGCATCTGATAACTCAAACCCGATTTTCCAAGGCATGGCGGTTATCCCGCTTGCTGCTGGTGTTATCGACGATCTGCAAGCTGCTGCTGGTGGTAACGTCGCTATCGTGGGTGTGTTTAATGGGTGTGAATACGTCTCATCGACCACTGGAGAAGTAATTCGTTCTAACACTTGGCCCGGTTCAGGTGCTGATTCTAACTTCCCTGTTAGAGCGTTTTTGTATGACAACCCGTCACAACTGTTCACCATTGCTACATCAAACGTAGTTTCTGCTGCTAATACAGAAGCAGAGGTTCGTGCAGCAGTGTTTGCAAACATCGCGTTTGCAACTGGTAACAGCGGTTCGACTACATCTGGTATCTCTTCTGCAACAGCAGACTTGAATACTATCGCCACCACCAACACTTTAGCTCTGCGTATCATGGGTGTACAAGAAGACCCTGATAATGCTGACTTCACTGCTGCTGGTATTCCGTTAATCGTTCGTATAAACAACCACTTCAATGCGCCAACAGGCTCCATTGCAGCGGCTACTGTTTCTACGACTGGCGTATAAGGAGGCTGATCAATGGCTATTTCTCGCGCACAACTAGCGAAAGAACTGGAACCCGGCCTTAATGCTTTATTCGGCATGGAATACGGACGGTATGAAGGTCAACACGCTGAGATCTTTGACACCGAGTCATCTGACCGGGCGTTTGAAGAAGAGGTAATGTTATCTGGCTTTGGCGCTGCTCCTGTAAAACAGGAAGGCTCCTCAGTTTCATTTGACGACGCAAACGAAGCTTTCACTGCTCGATACAATCACGAGACAGTGGCTATGGCATTCTCAATCACTGAGGAAGCTGTAGAAGACAATCTTTATGATCGTCTGGCATCACGCTATACACGGGCACTTGCACGTTCTATGGCACACACCAAGCAGGTTAAAGCTGCATCAATCTTGAACAACGCATTTACTGCTGGCGCTTCTGCTGGTGGTGACGGTGTTGCTCTTTGTGATGCATCACACCCGCTTACAAACGGTGGCACTTTCAACAACGAGCCAGCAGTGGCTGCTGATCTGAACGAAACTTCTCTTGAAGATTCACTCATCAGCATCGCTGGGTTTGTTGATGAGCGTGGTTTGGTTATTGCCCTTAAAGGCATGAAGCTAATCATTCCTCGTCAGCTTCAGTTTGTTGCCGAGCGTCTCATGGTATCAAACCTTCGGGTAGGTACAGCAGACAACGATGTAAACGCACTCAAGTCAATGGGTATGCTTCCAGACGGTTATGTAGTCAACGACTACCTGACTGACACAGATGCATTCTTCCTGAAGACTGATGCTCCGAATGGCTTTAAGCACTTCGAGCGTATGGCATTGTCAACTAGCATGGATCCAGATTTCGATACTGGCAACATGCGGTACAAGGCTCGTGAGCGTTATAGCTTCGGATTCTCAGATCCACGTTGTGTATTCGGTTCACCGGGTGCATAAGTGAGTTTGTTGAAACAAATACAAAGGGCGGCTGTTCAGTCGCCCTTTTTTATTGTATAGTTATATTAATTCCTGACAGTCGCATTGGGCGGCTGACACTAGCCACGACAGGAGATACTTAAATGGCTAATACTACGTTCAACGGAGCAGTCCGCTCTGAAAACGGTTTTAAAGTTATCAATAAAAACTCAACCACGGGTGCGATAACAGAAACCTCTTCTATTGCTTCTACAGGCATTGTCACCAACAAATATATAAAGCACGTTGGTTATGCCACTGGCGTTACTGTAAACA